CGGTTGGATTGATGTAGCGCGAATAGCCGGCTTCTTTAATTTTGGAACCAGCAAATTCAGATAATTCAAAACCAGTTTGAGCAGCCACTTTTGTGGCTTCAGCATCCATCGCTTTGAACGCTCGGATGATTTGGGCCAGTTCTCTGCGATCATAAACAAGCCCCTGTTCGTAAGTCACTTACCCTCCAAAATCTCAGCAGCAGTTGCAATGTCATCTGCATCATCCCAGAATTGCATTGGAACTCCAGTCCGAATTGCCAACTCGACTAAAGTTCGGCTGATGCTTCCTGGGGGATGACTTTTGGGTCAGATTCTCCAGTTGTAATGTCTGCAACTGTTTCCATCCAAACATCAAAAGGCTTAACTGGCTTTCCGGCTGCTTGGCGTTTGTGCGCGTTGTATGCCAGAAACATTAAATCCCAAATGCCGATAACTTCATTAGCCTTCGCCAATGTGTGACCAGTTTGTTTTTCCCACTTGGCCCACTCGGGCGGTTGCGCAATGTAAGTTGCACTCTCGCCCGAGTTGTATTCAATTGTGATTGGTAATTTCATCTCCCGATGCTCCGATCTTAACTAAAGGTTGGCGTTGGTTCGCCAATGACTGTAAAAGTCCAAGTGTCAGTTTGCGCTCCAGGTGCAGCGCCTCCAACAGTTGGGTAAATTGGCAAAACATTAAATGCGAATACTGCACCGGTTATTGCAGTTAAGGAAACTGAAACAGTGCTATTTGCATAATTTGTCGCTTCATTCCACATTGCTTCAAATAAAGAACTGACTGCTCCCCAATCGGCAAGAAGTTCGATTGTAAAGGTCCATTGATCATCAATAGCCTTATATGCTCGACCATCCAGGGTTTGATAGGTTTCAATAGTGTGTTCATTGGAAAGGACTGCGGATGTTGCTTGGGCATCGTATGAGGAGCCATTTAAGGTTAAACTCACATCGCGCCCGGTGATTATTGTTGTTGGCATTTCATCTCCTATGCGGTTTGCTCGTAGCGGATGCTCAAGCGTATATCGTTGGTCAAAATCGTATTTGTTCCCACTGTATTGACAACGGGCGATTCGACCACCGAAAGTTCATAGCCGCTTGGTAAAGCCTGGACAATGGATTTTGTCAAGACCTCCAAATTGCCTAATGCGGCTGAGTTAGAAAAATAGGCAACACCTACGGAAATCAAAAAGTTTAATTTACATCTAAAAGTTGTTTTGCCGATTGTTTCAAATTCCCAATAAGGTGATCCTGGAACAACGGCAGCAAAAGGCACTTGAGGAGTTTCAGGCACAAAGTCATAAACATTGGCTGCAACTGAAGAAATGGCAGTTTTAATTGCTTCCCTAGTGTCGGCAATCTCTGGCATTATTGAGCCATCGTTTCAACATCCATAAAAGGTCCAAGCAGTCCAGCAACAGATGAAAGCAATCCGCGCGACATTCTAAAAGGTGTCACTGTAAAATCAACGCCTTCAATTGCTCCTCCACCGGCAGTTCTATTTTGGAAAATCTGAACACAAACGGAAAGCACTGCCGATTCGACTGCCGCGTTGCCAACATAAGTTGATGCGCCACTTAGGGCAGCAATGCCGGCAGGAATAACATTAAATTTAGTGACATCGGCTCCAGCAAGATCAACAGAAAATTCTAGATTAAGCAATGAAACATCTACTGCGACAACATTTGGGAAACTTGGGAAATTGTAGAAAAACTCTGGACCAACGGCGGTGATTGTATGTGTGCCATTAAAAGTGGCATTAACGCCGGTTATGACAACAGACTGGCCAATGCTAAAAGGGTGATCGCCTTGAGTTGTAAAAGTTGCAACACCATTTTCGCGTTTGACTTGAGCGATTGGCGATTTGTAAGTGACAAGCATAGGAAGCAATATGGCTTCGCAAGAATCAATGATGTCATTAAGATAAGAATCGTTATACAGGGATGAAGAAACGCCTAAAACTGCGCGCAACTCATTGGCGGTGACAATTGTAGGCATTTCCTATCCTTTCAAACTAAGGGGTGAGGGGCCGGCTCGGGAGCGGACCGGCCCTCACTTTTATTTATTGACTAAGCACCAACAGTGTTGTTGTGGCGTATGCCAGCAACAATTTTCTGCGCTAATGCTCCGTAGCCATAATAGGCCACTTTGATTTGACCATTTGCAATCATCGCAGTTTCTAGACGGAAGCGAGATGATTCGAACCAGGTGAAAGCATCTGGATTAACTGTGAAGATTGATGCCAATCCTGAATCAGTTGTGTTTGCAACAGTTCCAATTGATCTTGAAACATAAAGATTTAGACCATTGACTGTTCCGCGAATACTGCCAGGGTTAAGTGCGCCGGCAGCATTTTGTGGCTGGCTTGCAGTAAAGATTGGGCGGCCTTGATCGTTATAGCCCATAATGTTGCCCCACTGTGTTGGTGAAACGACAAGGTTGCGAGCAAATCCAAGAGAGTTCTCATAGATTGCTGCTGCGGTTCCTGCGGTGTAAGCAACGATGCCTGCTGCTGAGTTTGCAGCGTAAGCAAATGGGTTTGTTGAAAGTGCGATTGCAGCAGTGACAAATTCATCTGTTGCCTTTAAATACGCTTTCTCCATCTCAGTGACCAAAAGGTCAAAAAATAATGGCGAACTGCGGTCGAGCAACTCAACAGAAAATTCCTGGCCACCTGCAAACTTCTTAACAGGAACGCTTAGGAAATTGTTTTCCATTCCAGTTTCGCCAATTGCGCCTTCTTCGGCAACTTCGGCAACTGTTGGAACAACTGTCATTCTTGGAATTTCGAATGACATACCAGCATCAGGCAAAACGCCTTTTGAAAGTGCATCAACAAAACCGCGATCCCCATCGGATAGCGCGTTGATAACCTCTGTTAGTTGGCGGGTCGGATTTAGACCGGCGTTGTTTGTTGTGTTGTCATCTGCTGCCCGAACATAAGCGCGAGCAGTGTCGTCACCTAGTAGCGCGCGAACGGATGATTCTAGATATTTTGCCTTAGTAAATTCAAGGCGAGGTGCGGTGTAGAACGCTGGCTTTGGCGCAGTCGCTTCTACTTTGGCTGCTTCTACCGCTTCTTCTACGGCAGGAGCAGGAGCGGTAGTGTCAGACACTTGTTCTCCTTCGGTTGTTTTGTCTGAATTAGCGGTTGCCAAATCAGAATCTTCTTTTGGTGTTTCATTGTCGGATGCTGCCACTTCGCTAACGCGAGCAGAATCAATTGCTGGATCAGTGACTAAACTGACTTCCTCAAGACTTGCTGAAGTAATTTGCATTACGCCTTTAACATTTGTCCATTCGTTGATTTGTGCGCCAACGGAAAAACCATCGCGCAATCCTTCGGTTGCCTCAACAAGCGCATCTTCGCCTGCCATTGTGTTAGCAATTTTAAAGGTTGCTTCAATGCCAGTTTTTGTCACTTGGTGGGAAATCATTTTACCAATTGGGCGAGTGCGGTCGTGTTCGAGAAGCAACTTAACGGGCTTTATCTCAATGCTATCGGCTGCAAAAACTGTTGGTCCAACCGAGGTGTTGCCTTTTTCGTTCCAAGTGACAATGTTGCCACTAATTGTTCTTTTAATCGTATCGGCTGCGGTGACAACCATTGGCATATTAATTCGCATTTGGAATTAAATCCTCTTCTCTTTGAATTTGCTCAACGCTCATCGCGCCAATGCGGTTTAGAATTTCATAGACTTGCGCTCTTTCTAACGCATTACCGCGCAAGAAGTCATCAAGGCTAAAACGCGCCATCACTGGATTTGGTAGAAAATCCGGGAGTGACAAACGCTCCTCAATCGCTTTTAGTATTGGGCGAAGTGAGAAATCAACTAATGAGCGCCGCTCCGAAACCGCATTGGAATATGTCATTGAAGTTGATTCGGCGCTCAAGAAGTAAGCCGGGATGCCACAGGCTCTTGCAAGTTCTAAAGCGACATATTGCCTGGCCTCCGCGAGTTGTAATTTTTGGGGATCAAAACCAAATTCTTGCAAATCAATGTCAGCATTTAAAAATGCCGTATTGCGCGATTGGCGCGCAGTTTTCCAAGCGGCTAACAATGCAGAAATTCTTTCGGATGTCAGATTTGTTCCACTGCTTTTTAAAATCATTGATGGAGCAGGTTCTTTTGCATAATTGACTGCTGCGTTTTCTAGATAAACTGCTGCTGCAATTGTTTTGCCTGCGCGATGCAATAAACCTTCATCCGGTCCATCGAATCTAATTAATGAACCAACGCCATTAAGAGGAACTGCCTTGCCATCAACTTTGTATCCTCTAATTTCGATGTTGCGCGGATCAGTATCCACAGTCACTCTCTCTGGACTAATTCTGGTCCAGGCTCTTACTCGGCCGCCATCTGTTGCGGCATACATATCTAAAACTTGACCATAACCTGCGCCATATAACCAAATATCTTCGGCGAGCCAGCAATAAATAACAAAACCTGCAACTCTTGGGTCAGGTTGATTGATTACGCGTTGCGGATCAACATATTGTCCAGTTAAGCGATTAAAAGTTGTTAAAGGCAACGATCCGATTGTTCCACAGATTATTCCTCTTGCCCTAGCAACTGCTGGAACGGACATAGCCAGTTGTCTAGTTGAATTTGTTGAACCGCCCAGAATGTTATAGACGGAATCTGTTATTTGAATAGGCGTTAGAGCGGCAGTCACATCACTAACCTTGTCAGGTCTTTGTGCAATGACTTTTGGAAAAAAGAAATCTTGAATTGCGCCCATTATGTCGCATTTTACCGCTTAAAGGCTTATGAGGCAATTATATCAATCTCAGTTGCAGGGCGAGTTGCGTAGTGAGTTGCAAGGGCAGATGCGATAGCCGCGCAAATTGTCGCGTTGCTTACTTTTCGGCCCATAACCCAACCTCCATCCCCATACGGCAATTTAACGGCGCTAAGACATTGAGTTGTCAATTCCTGTTGGTCCGAGTGCGCAAGGCGTTGGCTGCCAATAGCGCCGAGAAACTCATCGCAACTTTGTGCATAATCTTGACCATCTACTGCCTCAATCTGTATCCCAGCAGGTTTTAATCTTGCAGCAACCGCCGATGCGGTTCGCGCTGAGTAGGCAACTAATTGAACCGGGTATTTTCTAACCCAATCTGCAATGTCATTTGCAATTGCTTTATCATCAAGGTTGATTGAGTTGCTCCAAGTTTGCAGCAATTGGACCTGAAAGCGATCTCCCTCCAGCCGTTGCGCTGCAATCAGCGCCCCTTGCCTCCGGTCTGGAGAGAGATCAACTGCCAGCCAGGTATCACTAGACGGATCAAGTCGTATCCCAGAAACCCTACACTGCTCCCAGAGTGAAGGATTTACGACTGGATTTATAGTATCAACCTGGATACACAAAACCTCTGTTTTAACAATATCTTCAGGGTCTGACAAGACCGCTTCGATATTGCGAGCGCTAATTGTATAACCAAGAGAAGGATTGGCCTGCGCAACACCCATCCAGAATTTGGCACTTCCATCAAATTTGATATCAGGCGGCGCAGACCATTCAAACCAACCGATTGAATCTTTGACACCTTGACTTGCAGCGATTGCGCGATCTCGCAGTTTGTTCAACACAATTGCCGATTTGTCGCCCATATTGCTATAAATCCAAGTTTGAGGATTTGGACTTGCCATTTGGGTATAACGCAAGGCAGCCCAAACTTCTTCATCTCGATATTCTCTAACCTCATCCAAATGGATGCTAGATGGTGCAGCAATTCCTCGACCTGCCGAGTTATTGGCCCGGACTATGTATCTTCGACCCTCTGTGAATAATAATTCTTGAAATCCTTTACTTTCCAACTTCTTAACAAATTCCTTTTTTAACTCTGGAACTTGCTGAATCATTGTGTCAATTTTGTAAAAGATTTCCGATGAGGTTGTTAGTTTGTGCGCGGTATGGACTTGCAGTTTTTCGCCTAGATCATAAATGCGCCATAAGATTTGAAGCGCCATAAATGTGCTTTTGCCATTCTGCCTCGCAAGGATGCATCCAATTATTGGGTGACACCAAGTTCCATCTTCATACACTTTTAACGAGTGATGGGCCAACCATTGTTGCCAGGGCAAGAGCGGATGGCCTATGCGCTCGCAGAATTGTATAAATTCCTCACCTTTTGAGCCTAAATCATTCAAAGGCGTATGAATTCGCGGAGTTGTCACACCTCCTAAATCCGAAGCCGCCCGAAGCCTTACGATCTCGCCCGACTTTTTCAGGTCATCCACAATTACTCCTCATAATGCACAATCTTTCCATTTTCGGGAAAAAAGGGAACAA